TGATCATTGTCAAGCAGCATATCACTGATACCACAGCCTGTCATCGGTCGTTCTTTCAACTCTCCCTTATGTAAGTGAAGAATCAAAGCCTGATTCTGATGCAGTGTGTCACCGATAACCAGACCAGAAATAATCTTTCCGTCTGGTCCTCGATGCGGTTGTATAACCACTTCATAGTCTATCAATGTAATACCTTTCATATCAATGTTTGATAGTTACGTCTTCATAATCAGTTTTCTTAAACTCCTGCGCCTTAGTCAGAGGTGGACCTGTTGGACCATGAGTACCCTGGTGTGTATGGCTATTGACAGCTTTAACCAGTTCATTAAGTCTCTTGGTTAAATCCTCAATATTAATCAGTCCTCCAAGCTTACCTCCATTTATCGTTATAGATTCAACATGATCCACAGCTAAGACGACAAGGCTTGTGTAGTCTCCTGACAGACTCCCAATGATGACAGCAGTACCGACTTTAGGAACTATCAGCATCTCTCCATTATCATCTGTTTCAGATGCACGAAGGCGAACATCTGGTATGAGAAGGCTTCCTATTTCCACATCACAAGTACGACCGCTTACGCTCTTAACGATACCTTGTAGTACAGTCATCTCTTGCTGTGGTGCTACACCTCGCAACCTTTCTCTTAATTCCTTATATTGATCCATATCCTTAGCTTAATCTGAATCCAAGTTCTATTTTTCGTTTACCACCGTCTCTGCTGAAAGTTGTTGTTACTGCTCTTACAAAGTAGCAGCCATCCTTACGTGGATAATCCGCATCATAAAGCCACGCCATATCGCCAGGAACACATTCAGGTATGAGCCACGTCGTGATACTTCCGTCATAGCCGTCAAAACTACGACGTTTAACTTCAAGTTCGCCACGAAGTTTCATACTTGCAGCATCAGAAGTAGGACATTTTATTTCTACCTTCTCACCACCAGTAGCTCCGACCTCTACCTCTTTTACTGTTCCGTCAGGAAGAAGAGCTTTAACCACTACACGAACCTTGCGATCAGCTGCTTGTCGATAGGTCAGATTAACCGCCTCCACATTCAGCGCAAAGTTATAAAAGCGGTTCACCCCGACAACCTCACCTGGGGGATGTACGTGTAAAACACCATTAGAAAGATATATATCTGCACCACATTCCTCCTGCACCTTCTTAAGCACATCATATCCAGTAGCATTGTGAATGACAAACTTAGCATAGGTCCAGCTGTAAGAGCATTGAATAGAGTAGTTCTTCCCAATTCCCTGCACCACCTTCTTAAGAAGATCAGCAAGTGAAACTTTCTTCAGTACTTCGTTTTTGAGTTCCTTACGAAAGGTGTACAGATCATCCTCACAAGTCAGCTTAATATTGCCACCATCTGTACTGATTTGTTGCAGCCAGCCAGTGAACTCCTCCTTTAAGCCTTCTTCCTTATATCCAAAGCGAATAATAACCTTATCACCTCTGTGAAGTTTATCTTCAACATCCAAGGCTACATTATACTGCGCACCTGGTAGTGTTATAGTTGCCGTATCAGCAAGTAGTTCGACACTTCGATGCACCTCAACACTGTCAAGCATTCCAACGTGCCAGCCTCCTATCTCTATGTCGTAAGCCATTGTGTACATAAGCCTATCGTTTTAAGTCCTGCTGATTTAAGAGAAGTTTATATATGTCATCACTATATGCCTTCAGCGTATAGTTCTGATTAGAAGAGCCACTTGTGAAAGGAATCTCCCAGCTTTCAATGACGAGATGCGATATACCGAATATTTCCAGCAAAGGGTTTAACGCCGTCACTCGTCCAGCTTCACAGAATGAGCGTAAACGGCTTACGTCTTCCTCAGGATATTTACCATTTTCACCGATAAGGATACCTTCTATACTGATAGTATAATCATCTTGTGACCACCGCTCTTTAATGCTTCCTTTTACAGCACCTTTGTTAACGTGTCGCCGCACGATGATATTCTGACCTTGCAGACTAATCATTGGCTCAATCGGCAACAACCACTCCTTCGCACCACTTTCTTCAAGACGTAGACGAAGAGGTAGTTGCATTGGTATACCAAGTGCATTAGTGCGAACAGTATCCTCCAACTCCTCATCACTCATTGACTTGATTTCATTATATTCCTCTTCGTCCACCTCTCTGAGCTTATTCACATTGAACAGCCAGTAAGGAGGAATCTTGTTACCTGTAACTCTCAGAGCTATGTTTTCGAGTGCAAATCGTGCTATCTTGTTCATCTATCTGTACTTGCTGCTATAGCTAACGCTCGGTTCATACTTTGCAGAATAGTTCGCTCAAGTTCCGCAGTGTCAGTCCTATCGTTCATATAAACATTGATATTATCGAAGAATTTTCCGATGTGCATAGTGATGGAAGTGTTGCGAGTGCCACCAGTAGCAAGTTCTTCGGCTGACTTGCGACCACCTTTCTTACCACTCTTTTTACCTTTCTTTCCCTTCTTGCCTTTGCTTTCACCTTCTCCAAAAACGACAGCACCTGTGCTACCACTTAATCCAGGGGTACTTATTTTATTTTCTTTCTTAGCAGAAGATGTCTTTTTGTCCTTCTGCTGTTCTCGTCGAAGGTGTGTCTGAAAATTCCCTCCAACACCACTCACAAGCTGTTTGGTTCCATTGATAGCCTTGGCAGTACTTTCGACTCCAGACAACTTCTTGAAGCCCTCCATTGCAGAAGCTGCTGCTCCTTGAAAGTCTCCAGAAAATAGTTTCTTTAAGGCTTCACCAAGCTTGCCAAGTCCTGCAAGCATCTCATTGAAGCGATTGATGATATAGTCCTTGATGATATTACCGAAACCCTTTAATGTATCCCACATTGTCAGGACAAAAGCACGAAATCCAGCAAACTTATTCCAACAATAGACAACTGCTGCGACTAAAGCAGCGATACCTATGATAATAAGTCCGATAGGGTTTGCATCCATCGCAGCATTGAGCAACCATTGAACGCCAGTCCATATCCTCGTTACAGTTGTCACAACACCGATAGCAGCTGCATAAGCTGACATCGCTATTTCCAGTGCATTAAAGACTATTGCAGCAACACCAATGACAGACGACAGAGCTAAGATCTCCATCTTAAACCGTGATACAAACCCTATAACACCCTCTATCACATTGATAACCTTTGCTATTGCTTCAGCAATAACAGGAACTATACTTATAAAGAGATCAAGAGCTTGAGATACGTAAGGTTGAATCTTATTATAAATATCAACGGCTAATTGAATAAACGTGTCTTGTAGCGTAGCAAATTTACCTGCGACTGTCTGAGACTGCTTATCCATCATACTGAAAAACTTTCCACCTTCTCCAGAAGCGTGTTGAATTGCCTGCACAACATTTTCAAAGGTGATTTGTCCCTTTGACATCCTATCCTGCAACTTCGCATAAGATTCACCTGTCATCTTAGCAAGTTCTTGCAATGGATTAAAACCTGCATTGATAAACTGCAGGTTATCCTGTCCAGCTAACTTACCAGCTGCTGATACTTGACCAAGCACTAATGATAAGCTTTGCAAAGCTTGCTTATTTCCTCCAGAGATATCTCCTAACTGTTTAAGAAGTGGTAGAACTTTTCCTGTCTCCACTCCGAAGTTAAGCATAGTCTTCGCATTCTCAGTCAAGTCTAACTTACCAAAAGGTGATTCAGCTGCAAACTTGGAAATTTCATCAAGCATACCCTTAGCTTTTGTCTCACTTCCTACTAAGGTTGTAAAGGCAACGGCTGTTTGTTCTGCTTCTGCACCTATCTTAGTAATAGCACCAACAGCACCAGCAACAAGGGCATAAGGGTTGGTAAGGAGTTCCATACCAGGAATGGACATCAGCGAACTCTTGAGTGTCGAAAAAGAAAAAGCTTCACGCAGATGTGTACCAGTAGTACGTGCCTTACGTGATATATCGTCCAGCTGGGTGGAAGTCTGACGAGCAACCGTCAGAACATTACCACCATCTGCTTGTAGTTTTATTAAAAACTTAAGTACGCTGTCCATTAGAGTCCTTTTCTATTTTTCTTATCTCTTTGAGTGCGCTGAGCGTTGATGCCCATTTCTCGTCTGGTAGGAGTTCAGGGTCAATGCTTAGGTAGTAGCGCAGCATAGTATCTATGAAGATAATATCCTGGGCGTTGTCAAAGTCATCAACCCCGGCCTCCTCTAAAGTTTTTTTATCTCAGCCTCCTTTACCTTCAAGACCTCATCCATCTTGGCAACTACTGCCATGAAGAGTTCATCATCGGTTTTGATTTCCTCATCACCAGCAACCCAGAGTTGCTTCAACATGACTTCACTCATCTTGATAGGGTCTTTGATTACGCTGGCATAGCTCAGATCTTGACGTGTAGGCTTGTGCAATACACAAGACTTGCCCTCTACGCTGATTTCAAACAAATCACCATGCGTTGCCTTCCACTTATTAATGTCTTCTGTTGAATATTTCATATCTTTGATTTTAATTGTTATAAACTCTTCTGATCAATGTAGATGAATGGCAGTGACTTCTCTTGGAACTTGTCGCCTTGCTTCCATTCTGTCTGATCTTCCGTCAACTCCACACCTTTGAGAATGTCTGTTGTAATTGGATCACCATTTTCAGGATTCCCATAAGCAACAACGATATCAAAGCTCATATTGAGGATATTGCCATTAGCAGCACTCTTCAAAGCTTGATACTCACTCTGCAGTAGGGTAAGTTCACCACTATAGTCTACATTGCCATGCTGAATGCCATGAGGCTTATTACCCTTAGCATACAGCAGTTCCTTCTCTTGCTTCGAGCCATATTTCACACCTCGAAGACCAGTTACAGGACGACCTGCAACAACTACGGTCACATCTGACCACTCGTATTCCTTAGTATTTACCATGTCTATACTGTTGTTACTTGAAAACCAAGGTTGACATCAACATAGCGAGCATATCCGAATGGACGAACCTTCAATGTCATTTCAACCTTTGAAGTCGCTACTACATTCTGTTTTGGGTCTATGTAGCATGAACAACCTTCGCCGTTATCACCGGCACTCAATTCTCCTGCAGCCGTCATAGAGCGATTAACAACGTTCTCTACAGTCTGCTGCCAGCTTGTAATAACTCCTGTCTGCATTGTGCCGTCAGAATTGATTTCCAACTCATCCAGCATCATATCCAACAGTGTGTTATAGGCAATGCGATAAGCCTTATCAATGACACGGCGATTTGACAGATGAGCATAATCATCAGTCTCGACACACGCCAATCGGTCATCGGCAAAGAAGTAACCACTGCGTCCAACATACTTTCGTGCTGTGATATAGCTCTTGTCGTGAATAGAAGAGATAACTTCACTATCCTCCTCTACCTTCTTTTTGCCAACATAGAGCAGAGGTGTTTTCAATGCTCCATTCTTGACACGACCAATATTACGCTGCACTGGAAGACTTGCTAAGCGACCAGCTAATGTGCCGACACATGCACCCTGTGAGTCAGCTTCCGTATCACCCAATAGAACACCAACACGATTGTACGTTTCATTGCTAAGGTCTTTCAGTGTTGCACCTGTATAGCCACGTCCTTCCAAGATGAAGAATAATGGAGCATACAGGTCAGTTGTTGACCATTCTGCTGTCTGCTGTGCCTTTGCTAAGGCTGTAAATACGTCTGCCTCTAAACCATCAGCTGCTGCAGCTTTTGTTGTGTTGTCACGTGCAACGAAGATTCCACGCAATACTCCATTCTGGCTAACAATAAGCTTCTTCACTGCTCCAGTCTGGCGGTCGCAGAGTTCTGTCATGGTCTTAGCCTTGTCAACTCCGAAGATCACCAGCTTTGTTCCATTCTCTGCTTCTGTATAGAAGTCTGAGATATGCTTGTAAAGTCTGGCGTTATTCGCTGCAGTGATACCAAGTGCTGTCAAACTGTCTACACTCTGAATAGTATAAGCACGCTCCAGAGCGAATGTGTCATTAACAGCAGTTGCACTACACACCAAGGCGAACAGGCCGTCGGGACTTTCCCCGACGGTACCCAGTAGGCCATTCATGTATCTAATTCTAATTCTCGGTAACATAACTCAAAAGTTAAGCGGTTAGAGATTCTGCGAGAAGGTAGACACCCTTCTTGTCGTAACGACGTACACAGCCACCAGTACGGAGCAAGAAAGAGTAGATGTCACCATAGTACAGAGGATTATCTGTTGAGTCAAACATCTTGACCTCACCCATAGCACGGCTGACAGAATTCTCATGCCAAGCAAGAGCTGCTGCAAGTTCATCTGCTGCGCCCGACTCATCCCAGCTAAGCACCTTCTTTGTACCGTTGTTAAGACGAAGAACTCGACTTCGCTTCATGATATTGAAGCCATAGAGGTTTCCAAGGATACCCTTCTGCTGATCTGCAGAGTTAAGGAACATAAACTGATCTTTTTCAGCAAGATCTGCCAACAGGTCTGCATACATGAATGCGTCAAGCAAGAGGTAGCGTCCCTGCTCTGGAACATTGTCTGCATCCATAGCGGTCATAAGCTTACGAACATCTGCCTTACAGATAGACTTGCGCATACCAGTAGCGACAGATGAAGTATGAGCAGCAGTCTTGGATGTACCTGTTGTACTGATGATGTTAGTTGTGGCTACACCCTGACCCCAACGTTCAAGCAAATTAAGATGAGCTTCCTCCTGCAACTGAGCGCGGTCATTGCTCAAGATAGAGTTGCGCTTGTTATAACTGAGCTCTACCATATCGATATTTGGAATGTACACCGGGTCAGTTGTCAGCTCGTCTATATCGTACTCAAGATCGTTGTCAGTACGCTGTTTTGTTGTGGCTGGCTTCTGTGTGCGGTTTCTCTTTACGTTTGAAGGAGCGCCAGCGTTAGGAATGTGTACCTTTTTGTTCTCAACAAACACAGAGTCATCAACACTCTTAGAAGCAAATGAATTGTCGGGATAGAAGTTCTCAACAATGTCGGATTGCCAGATTTCTTTGTTTAATGCCATAGTTTCTTATCTTTTAAATTTGTATTGTATGTCTTACTCGCGGTAGTCTACACCGAACTTCTCCTTGAACTTGGCTGCAAAAAGGTCCTTGTTCTGACTCTTCAAGTCACCAAGACGTCCTGCTTTGTCAAGTTCGTCCCAAGTTTTGTTGGTGAAACTGTCACCACCAGTACCATCAGGATTGATGTACGAAGCAGCACGAGGCTTAGGCATCTGCTTGAGGCTGTTCAAGAGTTCTTCTGTAGTAGTACGGTCTGCAGCCATAAGCTTAACATAGTGTGCCTTCTGTTCTGCGGTAATACGACCTTCGCTAATCGCCTGATCAATGATAGTCTCCTGTTCCTTTGCTTCAGATAACTGAAGTTGCTGTTTGTACTCAGCATTGGCTGTTTCAAGTGCATCCACCTTAGTAGCCTTGTTTGCCAACTCTCTGACTTTGTTCACAATTGCAGCCTCATCATTGATATTGCTAAATGATGGGATGCTCTTTAATTGGTCTATTAATGCCATGTTTTGATAGTTTTTTGGTTGATTAGTCAACCTGTTATTGAAATATTGATATATCTCTTCATGAGTTGTTGGTGCTGGTTCACCATCATCCTGCATATCATACACTCCATCTGCAAGTTTCATCTCAACTGCTTCTTGTGCACTTATCCAGTGGTCAACCTCATCAAAAAACTTTGCTGACACATCTTCTGTACTCATTCCACAGCGTGCAGCAATCATACCTGCAAGGTTACATTCAAGTTCCTCCATCACAGTAGCCATTCTACGCAGATCTGAAGCATTGCCACACGTACCTCCACTTACGCTATGAAGCATGAGCTTAGCGTACGGACTCATGTAGAGTGGCTTACCACAGAGAGCAATAATAGCGGCAATGCTGGCAGCAACACCATCAACATATATATTAATGTCTGCCGTTGAAGTGCGAAGAGCATTGTATATGGCTATTCCGCTAAAAACATCACCACCATTGCTATTGATGCGTACATCAATCTTATCATACTGACTTTGCAAGGCAAGTAGTTCACTGACCACTCGTCCGCTATCTACAGGCTGACCATTACCGACCTCTCCATATAAGAGGATAGCTACGGTTCCATTACCAGGTATAATGTTGAAAAAGTTTGAACTCATTATTTCAATTTTTGATGCAAATATCATGTTTTTTCTGGGAGTGACAAAATCGTAAATTCATAGCACAAACAGCTGATTTTATGGTGCAAACAGACAGTGCTGTTATAAATAATGGATTTCAAAAAGTCCATAAAATATAAGATATTTGCAAAAGATTTAGGCAATATGACAAAGACGAATATAGACAAAAAAGGCATTGCAAAGTCTCTCTATATGGAGGGAAGTTGCACACAAGAGGAGATAGCTGCAAAAGTAGGAACTACAAGGCAAACAGTCTCTCGCTGGGTGCGAGAAGGAGGTTGGGAGGAACTTAAAGCTTCATTTACAATTACACCTGACCAGATTATAGCACAGTTCCAGCGTCAGATTGTTGAAATCAACAACAATATTCAAAATCGTGAAGAAGGTAAGAGGTTTGCAACAGCTCAGGAGGCAGACGCGCTTGCTAAGCTCGCTGGTGCTGTCAAGAAGTTAGAAAGTGATGTTGGCGTTGCAGACTGCATCAGTGTCGCTATGCGCTTTCTGTCTTGGCTACGTCCTCTTGATATTGATGCAGCTAAGCAGTTTAACAACCTCTTTGATGCGTTCATCAAGGACCAAATGGCAAAGGCGAAATGACACAGGAAGAAAGAATTGCATTAAGGAACTGGGAAGAGTTCCATAAATCATTCACCTCTGACATGCCTGTTGAGAATGGGCTGTCAAGGCGTGATATTGAACGCAGACGACAGGAACTGGAACAAGACCCTATTAAATGGATTCAGTATTTCTTTCCCAAGTATGCTAAATATGAATTTGCACCTTTTCACGTGCGTGCTATTCGTCGTATTATTGAACACGATGAATGGTACGAAGTGCTTTCGTGGAGTCGTGAGCTGGCAAAGTCTACTGTATCTATGTTTGTCTTGATGTATCTTGCGCTCACTGGGCGTAAGAAGTTCATCGTGTTAGCTTCAGCAACTATAACTTCAGCAACACGTCTACTTACACCTTTCAGGCTTAACTTTGAGAACAACCCACGTATTAAGCAATTTTATGGCATTCAACAGCTTGTAGGGCAATGGACAGAAACAGACTTCACATGTCGCTGTGGTGCTAAGTTTGTTGCACTTGGTGCTGGTAGTGCTCCTCGTGGTGCGAGAAACGAAGCGGTACGACCTGACGTCATCTATCTTGATGACTATGATACAGATGAGGACTGCCGCAACCCTGAAACTCTTAAAAAGAAGTGGGATTGGTTTGAAGGCGCACTCTATCCAACACGTTCTGTCTCTGAGCCGACTCTGATACTTTGGTGCGGTAACATCATTGCTAAAGACTGTTGTATTGCACGTGCTGGAGCAATAGCAAAGAGCTGGGATATTGTTAACATCCGCGATAAGAGTGGAAAATCTACTTGGCCTGCAAAAAACACAGAGGAGCAGATTAATACAGTTCTTGCTGGTATATCTGCAAGAGCCGTACAAGCAGAGTACTTCAATAATCCTGTCTCAGAAGGTAAGATTTTCCGTAATCTTCCATTTGGAAAGGTTCCTGCTTTGTCTAAATTTAAGTTCCTTATTGGGTATGGAGACCCTGCTTATTCTGACAGCAAAAAGAAAGGTTCGTCTACCAAGTCTCTTTGGCTAATTGGCAAGTATAAAGGTGTCTACTACATTATAAAAGGTTTTTTGGCTCACGAGACAAATGCGAACTTCATTGGCTGGTACTTTGAACTTGATAAAT